CCGGCCAATGCCATGTTGATTACCCGCCTGGACAATCTGTCGATCTACTTCCAGAACGGCGGCCGCCGCCGTCGCGTGGTCGATGAGCCGAAGGCCGACCGCATCGAGAACTATGAATCGTCCAATGACGCCTACGTGATCGAGGATGAGGGCCTGGCCGCCCTAGTGGAAAACGTGGTGCTGCAGGATGCGGCAGCGGGCAGCGCCTGATGTCGCGCTTGTCTCCCGCCGCGCGCCACCGGGAGCGCATGCTCGGCAAGCTGGCGGCGTCCGCCGGCGAGCCGGGCGGCGTGACCACCGGCAGCGCCTATGAGCTGATGCTGATGAAGCTCCATGAAGACCGCCGAACGCTGTCCAATATCCAGTCCATTGAACGCAAGATCGAGATGAAGGCCACGCTGCTGCCGGCCTATCAGGACTGGATTGATGGCGTGCTGTCGGGCGGCCGTGGCGCCCACGACGAAGTGCTGGTCAACGTGCTGGTGTGGCACATCGATGTCGGCGACTACGAACGCGCCCTGCAGCTCTCAGCCTATGCGCTGGAGCACCAGTTCACTTTGCCGGACCGCTACAACCGGACCTTGCCCACGCTGCTGCAGGATGAGTTCGCGGGCGCCAGCCTGGGCGGCAAGCTGAAGGATGACCCGGCCCGCGCGGCCGAGATCCTGCAACAGGTGCTGGCCATGACCGGCAATGCCGATACGCCCGACCAGGCGCGCGCCAAGGTGCATAAGGCGCTGGGCCTGGTGCTGCTGGAGCTGGTCAATCAGGTGGATGCCGAAAACATCACGGCGGCCAGCGCTGACCGCGCCACGGCTTCGCTGCAGCACCTCACCCGTGCGAGCGAGCTGCACCAGGCGGCCGGCGTTAAGAAGGAAATCGAGCGGCTGGAGCGGCGACTCAAGAAGTTCGCCGAACCGGCCAAATAAAGAGCACCCCACGGCGCAGGGGCGGCCCGAGACGGAAGCGACATTGTTCGTTGGATGTCTCGGCCACCGCCCCCCAATGACATCAAGACCATGAGCTATATCGACGACGTGCCGGTGACGGCGGGGCCGACCGTGCCGGCCGACGTGAAGGACATCACCAATGACGGCTTTTTCCCAGATATCAGCATGCCAGCCATGCGGGACGCCATGCGGCTGGATTCGACGGTGACCGATGCGCGCCTGCGTCCCGCTCTGGTGGATGCAATCCTGACCACCAATCGCTTGCTGCGGGACTGGCAAGCGGACCACCTCGCCAGGGGCATCCAGAAGCTGGAAGAGGTGCCCGCGCTCAAGGTGGACGGCGAAAGCCAGTACGTGGCGCACTACCGTCGCGCCGTCTACAGCTTCGCCAAGGCCGACATCTTCGAAAGCTATCGGGATTACGACACCACCGCGAGCGCGCTGACCGACAAGAAAAACATGGAATGGATGGACACGGCGCCGGACTTGCAGCGCCGTAATGGGCATTGGGCCATCAATGACATTCTCGGCCGCACGCATGCAACCGTGGAGCTGATCTGATGCAGGTGCGCAGCCAGCAGGGCGACACCCTCGATGCCCTGGTGTTTCGCTACCTGGGCGCCAGTAGCGGCTACGTGGAGCAGGCGCTTGCGCTCAATCCTTCCTTGGCCGCGCTGGGTGCCGTACTGCCAGCGGGAACGATGGTCACGCTGCCCGCCGCAGTGGAAGCGCCCATCACCACGCAAGACAGCATCAGCCTGTGGGACTGACAACATGAATACCAAATCACTGACAAGGGGAAACCACGTTATGGCAGCAGAATCCGCCGGTGGCATCGCTGCCATCCTGAAAATCTACGGCATCAAGGCCGTGCTCGGCATGGTCGGTGCCGCGCTGCTCTATATCGTCCTGCCGCCGCGCAACGTCGATGGCTCGTTCAACGAAAAGGAATTCGTGGTGCGTCTGGCCTGCGCGGGGGCGTTCTCCATCATGTTTGGAGACTTGGCGTTTTCGGTACTGCTGCAGCATGTACCGTCGATTGCCGCCGTGCTCGGCCCGAAACCGGTCGATTTGATGGTGGGCGCGCCGGCCTGGTGGATTACGCGGGCCGTGGCGCTGTGGTTTCAGCGGCGCCAGGGCAAGGACATTGCCGAGCTGGCGCGCGACGTGAAGGAAACGCTGTGAACGCTATCGACAACCGCCGCGCCTTCCTGGGCATGCTGCGCTTCTCCGAAGGCACGTCCAATTCGCCGACCACGCGCGACCGCGGCTATGACCAGATTGTCGGCCGCACCCGTTTTACTAGCTACGCTGATCATCCCCGCGTGCGTGTCTGGATTCCTCGCATCAAGAATTGGTCCACGGCGGCCGGCGCGTATCAGCTGCTGATGCGCTACTACGATATCTACCGCAAGCAGCTCAGGCTGACTGGATTCGGGCCGGAGGTGCAAGACGCCATCGCCCTGCAGCAGATCAAGGAATGCCGGGCCTTGCCCGATATCGACGCCGGCCGCCTGGCTGACGCCATCGCCAAGTGCAAAAACATTTGGGCATCCTTGCCGGGCGCCGGCTATGGCCAGTTCGAGCATCGCTATGTGGATCTCGAAAAGGCATTTACGCGGGAAGGCGGCGAAGCCATCGTACTGCCGACCCTGAAAACCAGCGAGGAACTGCACTTGGCCTTCCTGGACGCCGGCGGGGTGTTGGCATGACACTGACCGACGCTTGGCGCACCCGCCTGCGTGCCGGGCTCGGCGTCGGTTTGCTGGCGGTGGCCTTCGCATCTGCCTGGACAATCCAGGGATGGCGCAAGGATGCCAACATTGACCGCCTAAAGGCGGGCATTGCCGAGGCGAATCAGGCAGCGGCCGATGCCAGGGCCGAACGCACGCAACAGGTGCTGCAGGCCGAGCGCAACGCGCGCGACGCTATCCAATCCATCACCGACAAGCTCACCAATGAAAGGGATTCCGCCCGCCATGAAAAAGATACCTTTATTGCTGGCGTGCGCAGCGGCGCTATCCGGCTGTCAATCCCCGTCGTCGCTCCAGTGTCCACCGGCGCCGGTTGCACAGATACCAGCGCTGCCGGCGGAGCTGGCCAGGAAGCGCGAGCCCAACTTACGTCAGCGGCAGCAGAGTTTCTTGACGACATCGCCAGCGAAGGCGATGACGCCATCCGACAAAGCAATGCCCTGATCGACGCCTACAACGCCTTGCGCGAGAAAATGAATGTACAAGCCCAAGAACCTGCGGGATTACCTGCGCAAGGCCATTAAGGATCTGGCGCAGAATCCGGACAAGCTGCACATCTTCATCGATGAGGGCGGATCGCGCGCCACTGGCACGGCCGGACTCTCCTTCGAGTATGAGTATGTTTTGAATCTGATCTTGACCGATATCGGGCTGGACCTCGATCTGGTGTTCGTGCCGCTGCTGGCCTGGATGCGGGTTCATCAGCGTGAAGCCTTTGCCAATCCGGAAAACGCCAAGAAGGCCATCCGCTTCGAAGTGGACATGAACAGCGCCGATTCTCTCGATCTGTCGATCAAGCTGGCGCTCACTGAGCGCACCATTGTCAAACGGCAAGATGGCGGCCGGCTGGAAATCATCCACGCCGGCGAGCCCAATCTCACCCCGCCATTCGCTGATGACTTCTGGCAGCTCTACCAGGGCGATAGCTTGCTGGCCGAATGGGATGTTCCGTCCCTGCCATGAGCGATGATCTGCAACGCCTGGAAGAATGGGCCGGTGTGCTCATCGCCAAGGTGCAGCCGGCGCAACGGCGTCAGCTTGTGCGCCAGGTCGCCAACGATTTGCGAAGGGAGCATGCCAGGCTGATCGCCCAGCAGGTAGCACCAGACGGCACTCCCTATCCGGCGCGCAAGAATCGCAAGGAACTGCGCGGCAAGTCTGGACGGATCAAGCGCCAGAAGGCGGCGATGTTCAACAAGCTGCGGACGAACACCTTCTTGCAAGTACAGGCTGACGCCAGCCAGGCATCGGTCGGGTTCTTCGGTAAGGTGGCACGTATCGCACGTGTGCATCATGAGGGCCTGCCAGACAAGGTGGCACCACGCGGGCCGAGCTACAAATACCCGGCTCGTCCCCTTTTGGGATTCAATACAGCCGACGAAACGCTGTTGCGCGAAAGCCTCTTGCGTCATCTTGAGAGTCGGTAAGCCAGATATCAACCCGCCATAAAGTGCCTTCACACGCGCGATCCGGCAACATGGGTTGCATGACGCCCGACCTCTCCGAACTCGTTCGCACCATCCCCAACTTGATCCGCACCGGCAAGATTGCCGAGATCAATGCGGACAAGGTGCGCGTGCGCTTGTCGCCTTCATTGCTGACCACCTGGCTGCAATGGATCGCGCTGCGTGCTGGTGATGTCATCGATTGGTGCCCGCCGTCCATCGGCGAGCAGGTCATTGTCTTCTCGCCCAATGGTGACCTGACCCAAGGTAAAGTCCTGGCCGGCCTGTTCTCGGCCGAGTCCTCGGCGCCGCAGACCTCCCTCAAAATTCGCGCCATCCACTACCCGGATGGCGCTGTGGTGCTCTACGATTTCGGCAAGCACTCGCTGTCGGCCATCCTGCCGGCCGGCAGCTCGGCCCTGGTGAAGGCAGATGCGGTGACCGCTGACGCGCCGCAGACCACCTGCACAGGTGACGTGACCATCAAGGGTAATCTCGTGGTGGAGGGCTTCAGCGCTCTGAACAGTGGGGCTAAGGTCCTGGGCAGCGGCGGTGGCGCAGCAATCGTCATCGAGGGCGACGTGACGGCCACCGGCGACATCAAGGCCGGCGACATCAGCCTGCGCAATCACCCGCACGGCGAGGTCAAACGCGGAGACGAAAAATCCGGGGTGCCGCTGCCATGATCGCCATGAACGCATCCACCGGCCGCAGCATGTCGCTGCTTGATCACATCCGGCAATCCGTGCGCGACATCCTGATGACACCGCTAGGAACCCGTATCTGCCGCCGGGGCTACGGCTCCGAGATTCCCGAGCTTATCGACCAGCCCCTGAATGGGGTGACCATCCTGCGCATCTATGCCGCCGTGGCTTACCGCCTGGCCCTGTGGGAACCGCGCATCTCATTGTCGTCGGTGAACCTCAATCGTGACGCCAGTGGCGCCGTCTCCGTCGTCCTGCAGGGCGTCACGAACGGCGCGGCCGTCGAATTCTCCGTGCAGGTCCGTGAAGGGGCGCCGCAATGAGTTCGCCTATCGATCTGTCGCTACTGCCGGCACCGCAAGTGCTGGAAACCCTGGATTTCGAAACCGTCCTGGCCAGCCGCAAGGCGGCCGTGCTGGCGCTGCTGCCGGAAGACGAGCGCGAGGCCGCTGGCAATGTGCTGTCCCTGGAGTCTGAACCGGCCACCAAGCTGCTGCAGGAGAACTCCTACCAAGAGCTGTTGCTGCGCAACCGCGTCAACGATGCCGCCAAGGCAGTCATGCTCTCGTTCGCTATCGGCGCTGACCTTGACCAGATCGGCGCCAATGCCAACGTTAAGCGCCTGGTATTGGTCGAGGCAGATCCGGACGCCTCGCCACCGGTGGCGGAGGTATTGGAAGGCGACGACGCGTACCGACTGCGCATCCAAGAAGCGCCGGACGCACTCTCTACGGCAGGCCCACGCAACGCCTACGAGTTCCACGCGCGCAGCGCTGACGGCCGCGTGCTGGATGCACGCGCGGTCAGCCCGGCACCGTGCGAAGTGGTCGTGGCGGTCCTGGCCAACTCGGACGACTGGCAGGCGCCGGCCGACCTGCTGCAAGCTGTCGATGCCGCACTGTCGGCCGAGGATGTCCGGCCGCTGGGCGATCTGGTCTCGGTGGTACAGGGCCAAGTCACGGACTACGAGCTGGAAGCCGTGGTGTATGTCGAGAAAGGCCCGGAGGCAGCTATCGCGGTCAATGCCGCGCGTGCAAATGCGGCGGCCATGGCCAAGCCGCTGCGCCCGCTTGGCTATAGCGTCTACCGCAATGCTTACGTGGCCGCGCTGAAAGTCGAAGGCGTGCGCAATGTCTTTGTGAAGTCACCGGCCGCCGATATTTTGTGTGGACGTACGCAGGCGGCGCGCTGCACTGGCATCAAGATCACCGCCGCAGTGCTGGAGGAGGTGGACGATGTATAACCCGGTCCCGACCTTACCGCCGAACACCACGCCCCTGGAGCGGGCTCTTGCGCGGGCTTGTGCTGCCCTGGCCGACACCCCGGTGCCCATTCGCGACCTGTGGAACCCGAACCGCTGCCCGGTAGATCTGCTGCCGTTCCTGGCCTGGTCCTTCTCGGTGGATCGCTGGGACGACAATTGGCCGGAGTCCGTCAAGCGCGGCACGATCAAGGCCGCACGCTACATCCACCAGCACAAGGGCACCATCGCCGCCGTGCGCGGCGTGGTCGAGTCGCTGGGCTACATCATCAAGATCAGTGAATGGTGGCAGACCGAACCGCGCGGTCCGCGCGGCACCTTCGCTCTTGAGGTCGGCGTACTGGACTCAGGTATTACCGATGAAATGTTCCTGGAAATGGAGCGGCTTATTGATGACGCCAAGCCACTTTCCCGGCATCTCATCGGCCTGTCAATTCATCTGGAAGTCCGGGGTAGCGCCGCGATTGCCGTCGCTGCATTCCTGGGCGACGAAACCACGGTCTATCCGTATTCCCCCGGCCCCATTGAGATACCCCTTGCGCGCGGCTTCTACGCCTGCGCGCACATCATCGACACGATGACTGTCACCGCACGCATTAACTGAGGAAGAAATGGCACAGAATTTCTATTGCATCCTAACCGCCGTGGGCGAAGCCAAGGACGCTAACGCCAAGGCCCTGGGCATTCCGCTGCGATTCACTCACATGGCCGTGGGTGATGGCGGGGGTGTAGTTCCTACGCCCGACCGGACCCGCACGAAGCTCATCGGCCAGCAGTACAAGGCCTTGTTGAATCAGCTCTCCCGCGATCCAGTCAACACTAATCAGGTGATCGCTGAACTCGTCATTCCCGAGAAGGAAGGCGGGTGGTGGATGCGCGAGCTTGGGCTCTATGATGAAGATGGTGACTTGATCGCCTACGGCAACTGCCCGCCGACCTACAAGCCGCAACTCGCCGAGGGTTCTGGCCGCACTCAGGTTGTGCGCATGGTCATCATCATGACCAGTGCAGCTAATGTCGAGCTGAAAATTGATCCCAGCGTAGTGCTGGCCACACGAAGTTATCTTGAAAGCTATGCGGCGCAGAAGGCGCATACGCACAGTCCCGCTGACGTTATCCCCGGCGGTCTGGTCGGCCAGGTCCTGCGCAAGAAGACGAACGCCAGTGGCGACGTGGAATGGGTGGACCTGACCGCCGGCGTAAAAATCAACGTCAACACCGTGGAGGAATCGCAGATCCTGGCGGCCGGCCAAACGGTGATCGACGTGACGAAGGTCACCACCAATGGCATGGTGGCCCATATCGGCGGCGCACGCCTCGACAAGGATGTTGATTTCACCATCAACACCATCGGCCGATTTACGCTGGCGAAGGCGTGGCCGAAGGGGACACGCATCACCATTTCGCAAAACGAAACGGCAGGCGCCGTCGTTAATCCCCTGGATGCAAGTAAGAACCTGCAGGATGTTTCCGACCCCTCGACTGCCCGTAAGAACATCGGCGCAGCGGCCGCCCTGACGGGCGTTCCCCTCAAGTGGCCGACCCTGGATTGCCCAGCTTGGGCGCTGGTACGTGACGGAAGTGCATACCCGCGTGCCACGTATCCCGCCCTCTTCAACATCCTGGCACCGGTTAGAAACGGGACCATCACGCAGAATGCAGGCGGCGCTATCGTTAGCGGTCTCTCCCGCACCTCCGACCTTTGGGTAGGAATGCCCTACGAACATGAGACCGTGCCGGCAGGGGCTACCGTCAAGAGCATTGATTCTGCCAACCAGGTCACTCTCTCCGCGAACGCAACCGCGACCACAGCGAACGCTGCGGGCCGCTTCTTCCTTCACGGCTACGGCAATGGAGGCGGCGCTACAACCTTCGGCCTCATGGATGATCGCGGCTTGTTTGAACGTGCGACAGATGGCAGCCGTGGCTATGACCAGTCCGTTTTTTCGATGACGCTCACTGCCGGGTCCAAAGCTGTCACAGGGCTTGGCACTACCAAAGGTCTCTACATCGGACAGAGCCTTACAGCGCCTGGCGTTCCGGCTGGGGCCACTGTCGAATCAATCACCTCTGCAACTAGCATCACCTTGTCATTAGCCGCTGCGGCCGGGGGTGCCGTCAATGCAACATTCACGGGCCGTCAGGTTGGCTCGGAAGAAGGCCAATCGGTGGAGTCACACAACCATACCAACGGCGCGGCTTACTGGATATTTGGTGGAGGCGGTGCCGTTTATGACTATGCATCCGGCGGCAACGTGAGCCGTGCATCACCATTGCTTGCCTATGGCGGTGCTGAGACTCGCCCGAAAAACCGAGCCTATCTCCCCATCATCGTTTATTGAGTGCCATGCAAATCTTTCACTACAACCATGAAACCGGAGAGCTGCTGTCCAGCGATACCGCCCGCGAAGATCCGCAACTACCCGGTGAATTCCGCCTCCCGGCCTTCGCCACCATCGACCCGCCGCCGGGCTTTGTCAATCCGGCTTGTGCGCTGGCTTATCTGGATGATGCTGGCGCCGTGCCGGCCGATTACCGCGCCGGTGCGTGGCGTGAGGTCAATGACTACCGTGGCCTCTACTGGAGGACCGACACGGGCCTGCAAGAGCAACACACCCGCCTGGGGATGACGCCCCAAGAGGCCGGATTGACTGACCAAGAGCCGCCGAAATTCGGCACGTGGAATGGGCATGCATGGGAGGTGGACCAATCTGCCGCGAAGGCGGCCCACAACGCCGCGATCACCATGCAAATCGCAGCCATCGAGCAACAGGAACAGCCAGCAGCACAACGCGCATTCGCCCTCAACGGGGACGCCGCTGCGCTGCGAGCCATCCAAGAAAAGATTGACGCGCTCCAAGCGCAGATCCAGGAATAACGCACATGAGCCAATTGGCAGACAGCATCATCACCGGTCCCCTGGTGTTCCAGAACGTTCCAACCGAGAAGGCAGCCGCGCTGATCTATGTTCCCGGCCTGGGATGGATGGAGTGGGTAGAAGTCACTGGTGCGGGCGCATTCCAGGGCTACCGCACCCTGCGATGCGGTGCGCTGGAGTTCGGCACCACGACCGCGCCGCGCTCCTACGAAGCCGACTTAGTAGGGGGCTTGGGGTCCAAGACCAGCCAGGCGTCCATATGGGCATGGGCGCAGCAGAACGGCCACGCTGTGTCCACTGCCGCCTGGTCCACCAAGGTCTTCAAGTTTGCCGATGTAGACGCAAACACCTTCCGCTTCCCGGACCTGCGCGACGTGTTCACACGTTTCGCCGGCACGGATGCCGATACCGGCCAGGCCGTGGTCTTGGGTTCCTACAAGGCGGACACCCTCAAAGCTCACGCTCACGGAATGGGCGGCAATGGCGCCTGGGTTGATCGCAGCGGCTCTTTCATCGTGAATGCAGGCGGCTCTAGCGTGAATATGGATAGAGCAGCACTGACCAACTCCGCCGGATCGGCCGAAACTGCCCCGAAACATACTGCCTTCATGCCTCGCATTCATATCTGACCATGACACCTGTTACCTGCTACCAGACCGACGACAGCGGCATTTTTCTCCATGCCCTGATCGCGTACCCCTTCCCGCTGGAAGACCGCCTCAATGTGCCATTCCAAGCAGTGCAAATCGCATTGCCCGAAATCCCGGACGGGCACCGTGCCCGCTGGGTCTCGCCACTCAAGCCGGTGCAGCCGAATTACGACACGGTGGGCGAATGGATCATCGAAGAGATTCCGTCGCCTGAACCGGCCGAAGAGTCGCCCAGCGAATCCCCGGCGCAAGCCTAATCCGAACCACTAGGAGTTATCACTATGGCAGCTGACTACCACCATGGCGTGCGCGTCATCGAAATCAACGAAGGCACGCGCCCCATCCGCACTATCTCCACCGCCGTTATCGGCGTCATCGTCACGGCCGACGATGCGGACGCGGACGCCTTCCCCCTGGATACCGCAGTTCTGATTACCAATGTCGTCGCGGCACAGGCCAAGGCCGGCAAGCGCGGCACCATGCGGCGCGTGCTGGAAGCCATCGCGGCACAAGCTAAACCCCTGGTCGTGCTGGTGCGCGTGGCCGAAGGTGACGACGAGGCCGAGCAAACCAGCCTGGTTATCGGCGGCGTCTCGGCCGAGGGCCGTTATACCGGTGCCAAGGCACTGTTGGCGGCGCAGGCTAAGTTGGGTATCAAGCCGCGTATCCTCGGCGCGCCTGGCCTGGACACGAAGGCAGTGACCAATGCGCTGGCCTCCCTGGCGCAGACCCTGCGCGCCTTCGTCTACGCATCCTGCTGGAACTGCGCCACGGTAGTGGCCGCCACCGCCTACCGTGCGGAGTTCGGTCAGCGTGAAGTCATGCTGATCTGGCCGGAATTCGTATCCTGGGACACTACCTCGAACGCGGATGTCAGTATCTCGGCCGTTGCCTACGCGCTGGGCCTGCGCGCCAAGATCGACGAGCAGACCGGTTGGCACAAGACCCTCTCTAACGTGGTGGTGAACGGTCCGACCGGCATCAGCCGGGACGTGTTCTGGGATCTGCAAGACCCGGCGACGGACGCCGGCGTACTCAATGCCAAGGAAGTGACCACTCTCATCAACATGAGCGGCTATCGTTTCTGGGGCTCGCGCACCTGCGAAATCCAGGGCGGTTACTTCCCCTTCGAGAACTACACCCGCACCGCGCAGGTGCTGGCCGACACCATCGCCGAGGCGCACATGGTCTATGTCGACCTGCCGATGACGCCTTCCCTCGTCAAGGATCTGGTGGCTAGCATCAATGCCAAGTTCCGGTCCCTGAAGGCCAGCGGCTACATCATCGACGGTGAAGCCTGGTTCGATGAGCAGTTCAACGACAAGGACACCTTGAAGGCCGGCAAGCTGACCATCGACTACGGTTACACGCCGGTGCCCCCGGTGGAAAATCTGCTGTTCCAGCAACGCATCACCGACCAATACCTGACCGACTTCGCCGCGCGCGTCGCGGCCTAATGGATGGGTGGCCGGTACGCCCGGCCACCTCCCGCCCCAAATTTATAGGAGCAAGACATGGGCATGCCCCACAAACTGAAGGATTTCAATCTGTTCGAGAACGGCATCAGCTTTGCCGGCATGGCGACTGAGGTGACCTTGCCGAAGCTGTCGCGCAAGATGGAGGAATACCGCGCGGGCGGTATGTCTGGCCCCGTCTCGGTGGACCTGGGCCAGGAAGCCATCCAGCTGGAGTGGACCGCCGGCGGCCTGGTCAAGGAAGCACTGAAGCAATACGCGGCCAAGTCCCATGGCGCCGTGCAACTGCGCTTCGCCGGCGCTTACCAGAACGATGACGATGGTTCCGTGCAGGCGGTCGAAATCACCGTGCGCGGCCGCTATAAAGAAGTGGATATGGGCAATGCCAAGGTGGGTGACGACACCTCGCACAAATTCAGCATGCCCCTGAGCGCCTACAAGCTCACCATCGACAACGAAGTGATATTCGATTTCGACTTCATGAACGGAATCGAAATCGTCGGCGGCGAAGACCGCCGTGCTGACATCCGCAAGGCCATCGGCCTGTAATCGCCAGGCGGCATCCCGCCGCCTGCCTTTCCCTATCTGACAAGGAAACACCATGACCACCACCACCGCACCCGCCACCAAAATCGAAACCGTCGTCATCGAGCTGGACGAGCCGCTGACGCGCGGCAATACCCAAATCAGCGAACTGACCCTGCGTCGCCCCAAGTCCGGTGCCCTGCGTGGCGTCAGCCTGATGGATCTCATGAACATGAATGTGAGCGCGCTGCAGGTGGTGCTGCCGCGCATCAGTGAGCCCGCCCTGACGCAGTTCGATGTCGCCGCCATGGACCCAGCCGACTTGATCAAGTGCGGCATGGAGGTCTCTGTTTTTTTGGCACCGAAGGCGGACCGCGCCTTGGTCTCCCAATCGAAGTAGAAGACGCCATGGCGGACATCGCGACGGTGTTTCATTGGCCACCGGCCGCGATGGATGACTTGGAGCTGGCGGACCTCATGAAGTGGCGCGAGCGAGCGCGAGTAAGAAGCGGGGCAGAGTAAATGGCAAATGAACTGAAAATGCAGGTGGTGTTCTCCATGATGGAGAAGATCACCGCCCCGCTGAAGAAGATTGCCGGCGGCGCCCGTGACACTGGCAAGGCACTGAAAGATACCAGCGACCGCCTGCGGGAGCTGAACAAGCAGCAGAGCGACCTCAACGGCCTGCGCGAGCTTCACCAGGGCATCCGCAAGACGAATGCCGAATTGGCCACCGCGCAGCAGCGTGTCGCCGAGCTGGCGGCCAGGATGAAGGCCACTGAAAACCCGACCCGCGCCATGACGCGCGAATTCAATGCAGCGGTGCGCAGCGTCAAGTCTCTGCAGGACGCCAGCGAGCGCCAAGGCACGCAGTATCGAGCGCTGCGCGAGCGCCTGGCGGATGCGGGTGTAGGTTCGCGCCAGCTTGCCAACGCGCAGACCTGGCTCAAGAACAGCATTGCCGCCACCAACGCCGAGTTGGCCGACCAGCAAAAGAAGCTGGCCGCCAGCAATCGTCAGCAGCAGGTCATGGCCAATGCCCGCCAGCGCGCCGACAAGCTGCGCAGTACGGCCGGTGGTTTGGCGGCGGCCGGCGTCGGTGCTACGGCCAGTGGCGCCGCCATGGGCGCGCCGATGCTGGCCGGCCTGAAAGAGGCCAAACACTACGAAACCGAGAACGGCCGTGTGCGTGCGCTCGGCCTGGGGCCGGCGGCGACCGCCGAGGCGATCAAGTTCGCACGTGACATGAAGACTTACGGCACCAGCCAGCTCGACAACCTGCAGTTGCTGCGCGATGGCATCACAGCCTTTGGCGACACGCACCACGCCGAAATGGTCGCGCCCATGATGGCCAAGATGAAATTCGGTAATCACGCCTTCTATGGGGAAGCCGAGGGCGCTGAGAACGAGCGCAAGTTCATGGACATGCTGAAGGTCATCGAAATGCGCAACGGCACCAAGGACATCGGCACCTTCTCCAAGCAGGCCAACATGGTGCAGCAGGTGCTGACCGCCACGGGCGGCCGGGTCGGCCCGGGCGAGTGGCTGAACCTGATCAAGACGGGCGGTATTGCGGCCAAGGGGCTCAAGGACGAATCCTTTTATTATCAAATGGAATCCCTGGTGCAAGAAATGGGCGGCAATCGGGTCGGCACCTCGATGATGAGCGCCTACCAGAACCTCTACCAGGGCCGCACCACCAAGCGTTCTATCGGCATGCTGGCGGACCTGGGCCTGATCGGTGACCAATTCAAGGTCAAGCACGACAAGGCCGGCCAGGTCTCGTTCCTGAATCCTGGCGCCATCAAGGGCGCGGATCTGTTCCGCGAGAACCAGTTCGAATGGATGGAGAAAGTGCTCTTGCCGCAGTTGGCCAGCAAGGGCATCACCGACGAGAAAGGCATCCTCGACGCCATCGGCGGGATCTTCTCGAACCGCACGGCGGCGCAGCTCTTCTCCACCATGTACCAGCAGCGCACGCAGATCCATAAGAACGAGAAACTGAACCGGGGTGCCGCCAACATTGACGAGCTCGACAAGCTCGGGCGCGACACGGCCAGCGGCAAAGAACTGGAAACCCTGGCCAAGGTGGCGGACTTAAAACTGGAGCTCGGCACCAAGATTCTGCCGCTCTACGCTTCTGGCCTGCAGATGGCTACTAATGCCGTCCAGGCGCTGACCGGCTTCATGGAGCGCAATCCCGCCACGGCCAAGGCCATGATCGTGGGCTTCTCCGCCATCGCAGCCATCATGGTGGTGATGGGGCCGCTGATGCTGGCCCTGGCGTCCGTCATCGGTCCCTACGCCATGTTGCACGTCCTGTTCGCCAAGATCGGGCTGCAGGGGAATTTACTGATGCCGATCCTCCGCGGCGTTGGCACGGTCTTCATGTGGCTGGGGCGGATCTTCCTGATGAACCCCATTGGCCTGGCGGTGACCGCCATCGCTGCCGCTGCCTATCTGCTGTACCGCAATTGGGAACCCATCGCAGGTTTCTTCGGCAACCTGTGGCAGCAGGTACGCGGCGCCTTCGCGGGCGGCTTGGCCGGCGTGGGCGCGCTGATCTTGAATTGGTCTCCGGCGGGGCTGTTCTACCAGGCGTTTGCGGGCGTGCTGAGCTGGTTTGGCATCGAGCTGCCGGCCAAATTTACCGAGTTCGGCGCCATGATCCTGCGCGGCCTGATCAATGGCATCACCAGCGGCATTGGTGCTGTGAAGGATGCAGTGCTGGGCGCCGGGGCCAGTGTCATCGGCTGGTTCAAGGAAAAGCTCGACATCCATAGCCCGAGCCGGGTCTTTGCGGAGCTGGGCGACTACACCATGCAGGGCCTGGCCGTGGGCCTGAATCGTGGCCAGGACGGGCCGCTGTCCACGGTCAGCAGCCTGGCGGGCAAGCTGGCCAGCGCCGGCGCGGCCGTGGCCATTGGCGCGGGCAGCATGCCAGCGATGGCCTTTGACAGCCGGCCACCGCTCAGCGCTGCCGGTGCGCAGCCTGTCGTTTACCAGGGCGACACCGTGCAAATCATCATCCAGCCGACGCCCGGCATGGATGAGCAAGCCATCGCACGCGCGGTGGCCGCCGAGCTGGACCGTCGCGACCGCATGAAGGCGTCGCGCCAGCGCTCGAACCTTGCAGATTGGGATTAAGGAAAAAATCATGATGATGATCCTGGGAATGTTCGTCTTCAGTTTGCCCACACTGGCCTATCAGGAGCTGCAGCGGCAGACGCAATGGAAGTTCGCCAGCAATTCGCGGGTGGGGCGGCGTGATGCCCTGCAGTACACCGGTAAGGGGGATGACGCCATCACTTTGTCGGGCTGGATTGCACCGGAGCTGACTGGAAGTGCGTTCTCGCTGGACGCGCTGCGCCTGATGGCCGATACCGGCAAGAGCTGGTTCCTGATCCAAGGTACGGGGCGCATCTATGGTTCGTATGTGATCGAGAGCATGGATGAAGGACGCACTGTGCTGGACGGCTATGGTGACGCCAAGCGTATCGAGTTCACCATCAAGTTGAAGCGCACCGACGATAGTGTGCTGTCGTCGCTCGGTCTGGGGGATATCTCGGATCTGCGCAACATGGTGGACATTGACGGCGTCACGAACAGCATCGCCGACAAGGCGCGCGACGTGGTCGGCAGCGCCATCGATGGCGTCAAATCCACGGTCGGTGGCATCGTCGGTAAGTTCGGTGGGGCTGGCCAATGACCACCACCGCACCAGCCTTCCGCATTGTTATCGAGGACAAGGACATCAGCCGGCCTGTCTCCGACAGGCTCATGAGCATCACCTTGCGCGAATGCCGGGGTGACGAAGCCGATCAACTGGACATCGAGCTGGACGACGCCGACGGCAAACTGAAGATTCCGCCCAAAGGGGCAAAGCTGAGTTTCGCGCTCGGCTGGCTGGGTTCGCCTCTGGTCGACAAGGGCGCGTTCGTGGTCTCCGAGGTGGAGCACAGCGGTGCCCCGGATCGGCTTACTATCCGGGCCAGGTCGGCCAGCATGATTGATGCGTTTCGACAGCAGCGAGACCGCAGTTTCCACGAGACCACGCTCGGCGCCGTGGTGGACGCCATCGCCGCTGGTAATGGCCTGGCGTCCGGCATCTCGGCCGGGTTGCGCGGCATCGCCATCAAGCACCTGGACCAGACGCATGAGAGCGATTCCGCACTGCTGCGCCGCCTGGGCAAGAAATATGACGCGGTGGCCACCGTGAAGAATGACACGCTGCTGTTCATGCCGATCAATGAGAGCCGCACGGCCAGCGGCAAGCCGCTGCCGGTGGTGAAGGTAGTGCGTGCGCTGGGGGACCAGCACCGATATCACAGCTCTGAATCGGACGCCTACAGCGGCGTGCGCGCGTTCTGGATGGATGAGAAGTATGGGCGGCGGCGCAGTGTCGTCGCTGGCCAGGCCGGTAATAGCAAGCGCCTGCGCACCACCTTTGCGAACGAGGCCGATGCGCGTGCTGCCGCTGTGGCCGAGTGGCAACGCATCGAACGTGGCCTGGCCACCTTCGAAATGCAGCTGGCGCTAGGGGATGCCAGCATCATGCCGCAATCGCCGGTAGTAGTATCCGGTTTCAAGGCAGACATTGACGCCACTGAATGGCTATCGAAGACCGTTACACATTCCATCACTGGAAGCGGTTTTACCACGCGTATCGAGTTCGAGACCAAAACTGAAACGGCCGACACTGAGCGCGAGCTCGATCATGATCCAGAGGAAGGCATCACCGGCGTGAAAGCGGAATGGCACGACAAGGCAAAAAAGAAGAGTAACAAGGGCACTGAGTTAGCAGGTAAAGCCGACAATACAAAAACGCTCAAGCGAACTTACGCCACCAAGCAAAGTGCCAAACGCGCCGCAGCCTTGGAGTGGGCCAAAATCCGAGAAGTGCGCGATATCATCGCGGAGAATAACGCCGATTGACTATCGTGGCTTCGACCAAAATACTTTGCCGGCCGTCGCATCGTAGGTGCATTCCTTGATCAGATCGCCGTCCACTCTGATGGTGCCACCGGTCGAGTATGCCTTGCCTTCCGAAAAACACGTGTTGTCTGCAACCTGTTCCGGTGCGGCCGACGCGGGCATTTTGTATAGGGACCATCCACATATCGTAGCGAGCAGGATGATCAAGACCCACAGACCGCGAGTGTTTCGCTCTAGGCGCATGTACCCAATGTCTTTCTCGACACAGGTAGAACAGATGGTTGTGGATACGGCGACAGGCGCGGGCTCTTGTGGTGGCGAGATATTAGATTCTTTTTCGAGGATTGAAGTTGAGTCTTTTTCCAAGGGTGCATTACCTTGTTTAGCCTCGGCAAGCCACTGATTGATTTGAGCTTTCACTTGGGGATACTTTTCGCGCGGCATGAACTTCATTTTGGTCGCACCGAAATCCGTCAGAATAATGCGGTACAGCGCTAGACGTTCCTCGCCTGTCTTCGCACAAAGTTGATCGATTAGATCGGCGATGGTACGGCGCTGAAGTTGAGTAAGAGTTTCTACCTTTTTGTTATCACCCAACACATTAAGAGTGACCACGCTGCTTAGTTGCGGCGCCTCATGAACGTTACCATTAACCAGATGGGCGACGTCCCCTGCAATATGCAATTTGTGCTCCATTACTTCCCTACAAAATAACGCTTAAACATCTACTACTTGTTACGCAAAAAAACGAAAAAAAGCGCAACCCGACCGATGCCGAATTGCGCACCCTCTATCTTTTCTTTTCAGTCTTCCCGCGAGGGGCTTTCACCTTGCTGGGGATATCCCCATTGGTGACTGTGCCGTAGACGTCACCGTTGACCTGATGGCCAACACTTCCGGCGATTGAAACCATATGTCGAGACTTAGGTTTTTCATGAGGAACTGCGCCTTCGATGACACCTAGCACTCGTACCTTTCCCATAAGATCAAGTTTTCGAAAACCGCTCAATAACTGATCCTCCTCAGCCGACAAAGCTCCAGGAGTAGGTACGCCAAACATAACGTAAGTCACATCAACACCGATCTTCGACACCGCCACCATAAACCCGATGTCAGGAAGTGTTTTCCCTTGTTCGTACGAAATTTGGGCTAATTTCTTGACGCCCCCGACTGCAGCGAATGCTTCTTGCGAAAGGCCAAGCCTATTGCGCTCGCTCTTTAATCGCTCGCCAAATGTATTTAATTCCATATTGAAAAACTCTTGACGGGTATGTTTTTAGATACTATATTTCCGTCATTGCTAAGTGACGTATACAAATTTTACTCTATGTCTACATCTGCCATTTCGTTGCCACCAGGAAATGAGGCTGACATTCCAGCCACCAGAGATGTCACCTCAGTGGTTGTGACCACCCGCCTGGATTCTCGCGAGGCGGAAAAAATCTCGGCCTATGCGGTTCAAGACCATCGAACTCGCTCGTCCTTTCTCCGCCTCATGGTGCTGAAAGGTATTCAGGCCTACGAAAAAGAACACCAATCCGCAACCGCCTGACCAGGGGGAACCTATGTACGACGATCCGCGCCACATCCGCGATCACCGAATCGTGATCCGCTGCAACGCCGACAACTATGCTTTCATGAAGTCGCTCGCCCAACTGCAGGGTGAAAACTTGGCGACCTTGGCCCACGACATGATGCTGCATATGGCCGTTGAGTTCGTTGTTGCTCGTGATGTACCCATAGTAATCAATCAAAACATGCAAACCAAGGCGCTCAAGAGCCACTTTTTAGTGCCTCAAAATGCCTGATATCGAACTGACGCTGATAAGCCCTGCACTCGTTGAGGCATTGGAAAGACTGATGGTGTGCGAGGGATTCGAGACAATCGAAGACGCCGCCGAGTTCGTTTTTTCCGCAGCGGTTCGTGAAGGTGCAAAGCGTGTTACCGGCAAGGCAAGAGTGCTCTATGCCGTCGAGGGGAAGAAGCCATGCGCGTAATCAGCATTCCGTGCCCACACTGCCAAAATCGTGTGAGAGCGGCCAAAAGCCGCACCATGTCGTCGATGATGAAAGAAATCACGTACCAATGCCAGAACGTCGAATGCGGCCATACCTTCGTGGCCACGCTTGAGGTATCGCGTACGGTATCGATGTCGGCCATGCCGAATCCGGAAGTGCGCATTCCGATTTCCTCGCGCGCATTTCTGGCTGCCAAGAACCAGATGACGTTAGACCTCGCGACCGTCTAAGCGGCCGCCCAACTCCCGATAAATCAATGCCTGCCGTGCGCCCTATGGCGCACGCGGGATTCGCTCACCCTTAAAAATCATGGCCACGATTATCGATCAGCAAAAAGCCATCAACGCACTCACCTTGACCAGGCTTCGAATGGATGAGGATCTGAAGGAATTCCGCTGCGCGCAGCGCATGCTGATGCACAAAGCTGCGCTCATCGACGAGGTGCGCTGGAATGTCATCTGGGAAGGCAAGAACGTCATTTCGAACCGGCTCGCTGCGCGCCTGCAGCGCATTGATGGTCTGCTTGGGGAATGGTGATGCGCAGCGTGCTGAGTTACTTCGTTGCTGGATTGCTGCTGCTGGCGCCGGCCATGTTGGCGGCGTTGGGCTGGGTGAAAGGCTGATCATGCGTTGCGCCCGTATCAAGGATCACGCGTCCTTTCGGCCCGTCACAGATCTGCTGCGCGAGCGTGCGGCACAGGTGCCGACACCACCGGGTGATGAGGCTGCAAAAGCCGAGCTGGAAAAGGCCATGATGCTGCTGCGCTCACGCAAGCGGCCAAACCATCAGATCGGCGTCGCCTATTCCTGGGCGGCCACTGCCAGACCAGTGCGCAGGCACATCCTGGCCTTGGCAGGACTCTCGGCGGACCGCTGGGAATCCCCCATTCACTCCTTTACCGAAGCCGAACGTCTGGCCATGCGCCATGCCGTGCTGCGCGCAATCTCGACCTACGAAAGAGTCCTCAATGCAGTATAGAAAAGTCGACGCGAAGACGCGACGCCAGCACAAGGCTTTTCTCGATTCGCCTCAGTTTGCCAGCGAACTGGAACGCATCCCACTGAAGTGGCGCGGCCGTGTTGTCAGCCAGGCGCTTGAGCTCATGTCGGTATGGCACTGGCGCCGGATCTTCGAGCCGGTCGCACTCGATTTCGTGCGTGACTTCGCCGCGCACTACGTGCCGGCCGGGATTGATCTTTCACAGGATGATGCGGAAATCTGCGCCACTGCCGAGAAGGCCGCCGAGAACGTCAAGAAGATGCTTTGGAAGGCGATTTCCGACACGCACGCCCGCGACATCATCGAGCAGGAATGCAGCGATTACGGCATTGAAGTGCCCGAGGTGGACGACGATGACCTGCGCGCCATCATCGCGCGGGTAGTGGACCCACGCTGGTGGCGCCGCCAGCTGCGCAAGGTGGTCGGCCGTGCCTTCGAGGGCGGCAATATCCGCTTAGGCTATGTCCACTATCACGGCGAGCCCTATGCCAGCAATGATGCGGTGCTGTCGCGCCTGGCGCAGAACAAGCGCAATGCAGCGGCCCTAGAAGCAACGATGGTGCGCAACGAAGCTGGGCAGGAATTCAGCATCGCGGAGCTGGCCGAGAAGACCACCGCGAATAAAACTATTCGGCGGGGTGAGCTCATGCTGCGCATCAACGGCTTTGAAACCATTGCGCGCGAGTGCAAGGACGAGGGCCTGTTCCTCACGTGGTCTTGCCCGTCCCGCTTTCACGCAACCCTACATAGCGGCAAGCCCAATCCGAAATATGACGGCTCAGATCCGCGCACGGCTAACAAATACCTGGGCAAGATGACGGCCCTGGCGCGCTCGGCGCTGGCACGGCGCGGCATCGGCCTGTACGGCTTCCGCATTGCTGAGCCGCACCACGATGGATGCCCGCACTGGCACATGCTGGTGTTCGTGCGCGCTCTGCCGGGCTACACCACGCCACACGTCAAGGACGTGGCCGGCCGCGCTATCCGCGTGATGAAGCGTTACGCCTGGCGCGTGGACCGTGGCGAGCCGGGTGCATTCAAGCGCCGGCTCGACGTGAAGCGCATTGATTGGTCGAAGGGCAGCGCCGCCGGCTACATCGCCAAGTATGTGGCCAAGAACATTGACGGCGTGGCCGACCACAAGACCAAAGAAGGCTACGTGGTGACCACTGATACGGCCGGTGATTATGAGCTGACGCCATCGGCTCGTGTAGAAGCCTGGGCCGCCCGCTGGGGCATTCGGCAGTTCCAGCAGTGGGGCGGCGCTCCTGTGAGCGTCTGGCGCGAGCTGCGCCGTGTTCCGGCCGACATGGTGCAAGAGGCGCCGCCGGCGATGGCCGCCGCCTGGGATGCCGTACAAAAGGTCGAGGGCGAGAAGCGCGCATGCTGGGCGAGCTATTTGCGTGCCCAAGGCGGCGCCATCGTGAAGCGCGACGATCTGATGGTCACCCTGGCCAAAGAAACCAAGACGGTCACCGGGCGCTATGAAGAGTGCGAGCGTGTCATGCCTTATGGCGTGCAATGCCGCCAGATGGCCGGTGTGGTTTTTAAATCCGTTCGGCATACATGGACGCCAGTTCAAGGGAACGACGCTCGCTCATCGGCGGGTTCGGGGTTCCCTTGGACTCGTGTAAATAACTGTACGCAGCCCGCCGCGCCTGCCTTTGCGACCGATGCGTCCTTCGAACCGAAGACCGCGCCGGCACCGGTCATGTTCCAGCCGGACCAGGCCGCGCAGATCGATCATGCCTGGCTCGCCCTGGGCGCATGCCCCTGGCCCCGGCCGGTGGTGGATGACATGCCAGCGTGGCCAGCACCGGCCATGACGGCCGACGAACAGCGCCAGGCCCTGGCCTCATGGGACGCCATCAAGGCATGCCCCTGGCCGCGCATGGTGCCGCTGCCGGACAAGTCACCGCGTTACGGCACGCCGCGCCAGGTGGCCGACTGGCGTGCCGGCCGCCTCGATGTGACCGAACCTCCGATTGATACCAACCCAACGAAAGGGAACGCCCCATGACCGCGTTTCGTGTCGTCGTGCGCACCGCCAGCGCACGCCATTCATACACCGCCATCGCAGCCCATAGCTGCGACGTGATCGCCGCCGCCGTCGATCGCTTTGGTGTGTGTTCTGTAACGGCCACCAAGGAGAAGAAGCAATGAATGCACCTGTGAAATTTGATGTGATCGCCCCCGCCAGCAAGCCGCGCGACTTCGTGATGCAGCCACCCCAGGCCCTCGACCGCATTACGTTCAACACGCCTGACGATGGCGTGCTGGCGGGCTATGTGTCGGTCATTCGTCAGCACCTGGGCAACGGCGAGCGATTCGCCTGGGTGGAGCTGGATAACGAGCCGGCCGGTCTCTTCCGTGGCGTGCCGTTGGCAGACATCCTCACCTGCGATGATGCCGGAGACGTGCGCCGCAATAGCCCGAACTGCGAAGCTAGACGTCTGTGCCTGAGCGACTACAGCGCGAACATTATCGACAGGGGGAGAATGGATGCTCGCAATTAAAAATCCTACTGCCTGGGGCCAGCTTCTCCGAATGCTGGCTGAGCAGGTGGTAAACGACGTTCTGCAGCAGGCGCCGGAAATATCCGGCGACGATGAAACCGAAAAAGCACTCTATATTCAGCACCATGAAAGCAGCGATCTACGCACGCTATAGCACCGACAAGCAGCGCGAGGCCTCCATCGAGGATCAATTCACCATCTGCACCCGGCGCGCCGAGCGTGAAGAGCTTGAAGTTGCCCAGCGCTACAGTGACGACGGGGTATCCGGCTCCACGCCGGTAGCCCGGCGTGCTGGCGGTGCCCGGCTGCTCATGGATGCGTTCAACGGTCGTTTCGACGTGCTGATCGTGGAAGGCCTGGACCGTCTGTCGCGTGACCAGGTAGAGCAAGAGCAACTAGTGCGCCGCCTGGAGCACCGCGGCATCGTCATCATCGGCGTGGCCGACAGCTACGACAGCCGCATGGGTGGCCGCAAGATCATGCGGGGCGTGCGCGGGCTCATCAATGAGATGTTCCTCGATGATCTGCGGCACAAGACGCATCGTGGCCAGGCCGGCCAGGTCGAACGCGGCTATGCCGCTGGCGGCAAGTCCTATGGCTATGACATCGTGCGCGACCACCTCGGCAGCAAGTATCAGGTCAACGATGTTCAGGCCGGCTGGGTGCGCTGGATCTTCGCGCGCTACGCAGAAGGCTGGAGCGTGCAGCGCATCGCCCATGAGCTCAATGCCCGTAAAGTCCCCTCCCCGCGCGCCAGCACCTGGGTGGTATCAGCCATCTACGGCTCGCCCAACAAGGGCAGCGGCATCCTCAACAACTGCCTGTATCAGGGTCTGTATATATGGAACCGCTCCCAATGGGTGAAGGATCCGGACACCGGCAAGCGGCAGCGGGTAGACCGGCCGCGCGAGGAGTGGCGGGAAATCGAGGTGCCCGAGCTGCGCATCGTTGATGATGAGCTGTGGCAGACCGTGCGCAAGCGGCTCGATGGCCGACTGCCTGGCCGCAAACAGGGGGCGCCGGTACGGACCTTGTTTGGTGGCCTGATGGCATGCCCGTATTGTGGCGGGGCCATCGTGGCTATCAATTCCCGGCTGTACGGCTGCGCCAACAGGAAGGATCGCGGGCCAACGGTCTGCAAGGGCATCCACTTCAAGCGGGAGACCGCGGACAAGAACCTGCTGGAGACCTTGCGCGATGAGCTGCTGTCGCCTGCCGCGCAGGAACAGTTGCGACGCCAGGTGCAGGCCATCATCGCCGAGCGTCAGCGCAGCAGTGCGGCCGACGGCGCAGCGGCGGCGGTCCGGCGCAAGGAGCTGGACGGCGAAATTCAGCGGCTGGTGGATGCGATCGCCAGTATCGGTGCCTCTCAGGCGCTGGCGGATCGGCTGCGAGCGGCCGAGGCCGAGCGCGGCCAACTGGCGGCGAGCAAGCCAAGGGCCGGCAGTGACGGGCCGTCTGCAGGAGAAATCGGGGAAAGGATCAAGAAGACTATGGCCAACCTGGAAAGCGCCCTGGCCGCTGACGTGCAGCAGGCGCGCATTTTGGTGGCCGAGCTCTATGGGAAAATCGATGTCGTCGCCGAAGGCGAGAATATCTACGCTGAATACAACAATGCCGCTGAGAAACTATTACTAGCTTCTAGCGGCATGTCTCTAAAACTGGTTGCGGGGGCAGGATTTGAACCTACGACCTTCGGGTTATGA